TCGCTGACATTTTGTTTTGTCTCCAATTCCGTAATCAATCTTTTTACTTCAGTGTTAATCTCGAAGATTTTCTGTTCTTCCTTCTTATAATTAGGCTCTTGGTCTTCAGAAATCCCTCTTCCTAACCTAGCAAGGTCTGAATAGCCCTTGTTGATGTTTCTGGAAGTGCTGCTTGCTAAGTTGGATCCTGCGTCTGAAGACATTTGTCTTTGCATTGCTCTTTTGCCTGAAAGGTCTTTGCGAGGCTCATACCAACTTTTAGATTTAGCAGTTGTTGTATAGGTTTTTCCACCAACTCTTTTTTCCCTTTTTCCGAGATCATCGTCTCTGTTTGCCGGTGGAACTGCTAAAAGATTTGTTTCTGGCTCTGCGGCTGGTGCTTCTTCTCCGCCGCCACCAAGAAGATCTTCTCCTCCGCCTTCTTCACCTCCACCGAGAAGGTCTTCTCCACCTCCACCGCCAAGAAGATCTTCGCCACCTCCACCGCCAAGAAGACCGCCGCCGCCTCCGGCACCGCCTCCCATATCAGTCGCTTCTGCTGCTTGATCCATCTGTGCCGTAACCATTCTGTCGTGGAACATTTCACGCTGATTACGCAAGAACTCCTCTTCTGAAATAGCAAAGAGGTTTTCTGCAATCCAACGCTTTGAGAAGAAACCTTCTGATGCTGCGGAAGCAACATCGAACTTGGTTCTCCACTGCTCCAAGTCTTGAAGTTCAGCAATCTTGGAAGGATTGTTCATTGAGAGTTTAAAAGAAATAAGATCGTTTTCTCTGTATCCCAAAGTGAAAAGGTGAATAATAGCAATCTTTTCCAACTCTGTAATCACAACTCTTTGTAATCTTTGGATTGTTCTCGCAAAACGAATGTCTTTTTGGGCGAGTGTTGCTTTGTCTTCGTCAGCACCTTCACCACGGAAAAGGTAAGATTGTGGGATCTTAAGTGCTGAAAATAGTTTGTCTTTTAGATACTTTACGTCGTCAATGTCGCCTGTGTAAGTTCCTCCGGGCAAACTCTCAACTCTTGTTGATTGACCGCCACGAGTAGGAATGAAATAATCCTCGTCAACAGACATAGGATTGTAGCGAAGATCAACACGACCAGTATCAGCATCAACAACTTGATTACGCTTCATAGAAGTCATAACCTTTTGCATATATTGCTCAATATCATTAGGAGCCATATTTCCAACATCAACATAGAAAACACGACGTTCTGGTGATCGAACAATACGATAAGCCATCATTGCGTCTTCAAGAAGAGTAAGTTGTCTAAAGATTCTTCTGGAAGGATCAAGGACAGAAGTTCCATAAGGGGCGTGTTTATCGTTTCCTAAAATGCGGAAGTGAGCAACCTGCCAGTTCTCAAATGTAAGTCCAGCAGAATTCCACTGGTATTGGACATAGTTTGGATTTGTTTTATCTTGACCTTCCAATCTTTCTACTTCTCTAAGCGGAAGGCTGATTACATTCTCAATACCAGTTTTTTCATCAATGTCCAAATAAAGAATGTAGTCTCCGTATTTGCAGAGAGTCCTACACCAGTTGAAAATATTGTGCTCAATATTCAATACATTGTGAAAAAGAGAATTGAGAATAATTTTGATTTCTTCATTTTGGCAGTGAATGTTTAGAAGCGGCTTCATATGAGAAGAGGTAGTCATTTCGTCTGCATAGATATCAAGCGCAGAAGCAATGATTGGCTCATACTCCATTTGATCAAAGTCAATGTATCTTTGCAATCTTGTTTGGTTTTGATAAACATTAGCAGCCAAGTCTGAAAAAGGGTTGTATTCCATTTTCTTGAACTGCTTTCCAGAGGCAGAAGTAAACTTACCTGCATACTTGTCCAACTCTGCTCTTCTGTTTTGATTTACATTTTGTGCTCTGTAGTTAACAATAGGACCAGAGAAAAGTCTAGTCAACCTTTTGAATAAAGGTGATGCTGGATTTCTTACGTTTTTTCCATTTCCATTTCTTGGTGCCATTTGTTTTATCCTTTGAGAATCCAATTGTATTGCATTTGTTCTTTTATTCTATCACTAGTTGCGATTGGTTTATAGCCCTGTTGACCCGGAATAGTGGTATTTAGTTCACTTTTTGTCCTAGTCATTGTGCTAAGAAATGTTTTTGTGTATTCTACGTCTCGCTGGTTTGTTTCTAAGGCAGTATCCCTTACCCAGCAGCCAATCGCAAAAGCCATTACAAGGTCGTCATTATACATACGCATTGCTTGGGGACGACCATTCTGCCAGACAAATGTCTCTAACTCATTAAATAGTCTGGTAGAATATATTGTAACTAGTTTATTTCTAATGAATTCTTCCATTTTCGCCACGATCAGGGGTCTGGTCTTGGAAGTGGTAGAGAAACCAGCAACAGCATTTGACTGTGTTTCTCCCAGATAAGAATCAATGTATTCGTGTGTAGATTTGACTGAATAGTAAAGATTTGGATAAGCCATATCTTTTAGTTTATCCAAGACAGCAAAACCAACTGAGTTGTTCTCGATTACCATTAGGCAATCTCCGAACTCTTTGCCTACTTCGTTTAGCATATTAGCAAAAAGGTCTGGTGTGATTTTTGATTTATACTCTGCGACGATTTCCATTGTTTCCAACTTGAAAATGTGGAATACGGAACTATCTTTGTCGTCTCCTCGTGCAACGTCGGCTACAAGAAGGTAGGTTGATCCGGGTTGGTATTCTTCCCAGATCCAAAAGTTTCTATCAAAACCAGTTTTATACTTTGGTTCCATTAGCCCTTGCTTTATTCTCGCCATATCGTCGGAGTGAATAACAGTTTCACCAGACATATTGAAGTTGCATTCGTATTCTTGTGCAACTTGGCGTTGGGACATATTCTTTGTTTCTTCCTCGAACCATTCTTGATCTCTGTCTGGGTGAACGTCCCAAGGTAGAATGGTTGGGTAGAAGTCGTTGATACCTGCTTCGGCGTCTACATAGGTTTGGTGGAACCAGTTTCCTACACCATTTGGGGTAGATAGAGCGATACAACGTCCCCCTGTAGATAGGGTAGGGTAAAGACCTGTCCAGAGTTCGTCAAGCCCTTCAACGTGAGCAGCCTCGTCAATAACAAGAAGAGAGAGTGCTTCGGAACGACCAGCGTCACCCGAAGTTGTGGAGGCTTTGATCTGAGATCCATTAGACAACTCAAATGAAGTTCTATTATCGATAGAGATGTTTGCTATCTGCATCCACTCTGGTAGGTTCTTTACAATTGATTTTACTTTCTTGACCAAGTTTGCTGCTGTTTGGAACTTGGTAGCCATAACAAGAACGTTTTTGTCCTTGTGAAAAAGCATCATCCAAGATACATAAGCAGCAGTAATGGTAGAAATACCTAACTGACGACCTTTCAAGATAATGTTGAAACGGTAGTCGTTGAAATCAGTTAGTAGTTGTGATTGAAAATCGTATGTCTTGAAAGGAACAGTCCCGTGGATTGGGTGTGAAATCCTCGCATAGTTGTTGATAAAGAAGTTAGGATCTTTACCACACTTGACTATTTCCGCAAGGATTTCTTTTTTGGATAGTTTGTAAGCCATTTATCACAGTATTATTTCTTTGCGCCGTGGAGCCAACGTCTAATGCTTTCGTTGATCTCTGCTGGCTTGTCTTCTTCCAATACGCCTTGGGTTCCACCAATCTTGTAGATTGAAGAAGTCTGATACCAAGTGCGGAAGTTAGACATCTTTTGAACTAAGATATCAGTTTCACCTTCTTTTGTCAAGCGAAGATTTCCACCTGCGGCTCCTCTGTATTCTTTTTGGATGAAAGAAACAATCTGTGCGATTTGTTGTTCAACCATTTCCTCAAAGTTTGGCTGCTGAACGCTCTTGATTGTACATTCAGAAGAATAACTAAGGATCATACTATCGCCTTGGAAGCGAACTTTGAAGCCGTCAACAAGTCTGCTGTCTGTAACAACATTATCTACTTCTCTTTTCAATCCAATCTTTACTGGATTGCCTTCTTCGTCAAGTGCTCCGTCGTATCCTTTCTGTCCTACAATGTTCTGGATTGTTTGAACAACATCTAAAATATTAGCCATTTTCTTTCCCCTTATAAAAGTTTCC